ACCCACATCACGCTGGATCCACAGGCTGATCGGGTGGAGTGGTATCAGGAGTATGACGGGAAGAAGCTGCGTGGTACGGCTGGCTTTGCCCGGATGGATACCAACCCATGGATCCCACTGCGCCTGCATCGGGTAGCAGGGGAGAGCTACGGGCGTGGTCTGGTGGAGCAGGTGATTGGTGACCTGCAAAGCCTGGAGAGCCTGACCAAGGCGATTGTGCAGGGCAGCCTGATTGCAGCGAAGGCGATTGGCCTGGTGAATCCCAACGGGGTGACCCGTGCTGACGTGTTGGCCAGGGCTGAGAACGGCGCAATCGTCGCGGGCAACGCAGCTGATGTTGAGTTCCTGCAAGTGCAGAAGAACAATGACTTCAGCACTGCGTTGAGCACGATGCAGTTAATTGAGCGTCGGCTGCAGTACACCTTCCTGACTAACGAGGCAGTGCAGCGGGATGCTGAGCGGGTGACAGCCGAGGAGATCCGGCTGATGGCCGAGTCCCTGGAGCAAGGCCTCGGTGGCGTGTACTCCGTCCTGTCAGCTGAGCTGCAGCTGCCGTTGATTCGGCGCGTCATGCACCTGATGGAAGTCGGCGGTGAGCTACCCGAGATTCCGAAGGGACTGGTTGAACCACAAGTGACGACTGGCCTGGAAGCGATTGGTCGTGGCAACGACAAGCAGCGACTGACCACGTTCCTGCAGACGGTGGCAGCAGCCATTGGACCGGAGCAATTCCTGCAGTACATCAACCCTGGTGAGTTGATCCGTCGCTTTGCTGCCGCTGATGGTATTGATACAGCGGGCCTAGTGAAAGACGAACAGCAACTGCAGTCTGAGCAAGCTCAAATGCAACAGGCTAATGTTGCTGGGCAACTAGCACAAGGAGCAATTCAGAGTGGAGCAACGTCGGCGCCGCAACCCAGCGGAGGAGCAACTGGCGGAAATGATCAAGGAGCAGCAGCAGCCCTTGCAAGCAGCGGACTCCCAGCCCCAGGACCAGCCTGAGCCTGGTACGCCCAAGCTGAAGAAAGGACAACACGCCGAGCCACTGCCTAGCGGTGGGTTCATGATCATTACCAATGGCTTTGAACGCTGATGCCTGAAATTATTACTGGTCAAGACGCTGCTGCTACATACGAAGCAAGCGGTGGTGCAGAGGAAGCAGCCCGTGTTGAATCAGCCCGCGTTGAGCTGGTTGATGAAGCACTGGGTAACACAGTAGAAGACAGCGGTCTGATCCTGGGCAAGTACCAGACAACCGAGGATCTAGCCGAGGCGTACCAGAACCTGCAGCGTGAGTACAGCAAGCTGAAGGGCGGACAGCCTGCTGCTAGCGAACCAGCCACAACGACCGAGGAAAGCGAGGAGCCAGTTGCCGAGACGGAGGCAGCACCTGAACAGGGTGGTGTTGATCCTGCTGCAGCTGGTCGTATCCAGCAGGCAATCTTCGATCAGGCTGGCGGTGAAGCGGAGTACCAAAGGCTGGCGACATGGGCAGCGCAGAACCTGCCAGCCGCCAGGACTAATGCGTACAACGAGGCGCTAGCCAAGGCTGACGAGGGTGCAATCATGAATGCACTCAAGGGATTGCAGTACGACTACATGATGAAGAACGGGTATGAACCCCGTTTGACGGGTGGTCGCGCACCCAGCAATGAGATCCGTGGTTACGACTCCGAAGCTCAGGTTGTTGTTGCAATGAAAGACCCTCGTTATTCAGGTGACAACCCTGACCCTGCATACATCAAAGAGGTTGAACGGAAGATCGCCGTCAGCAATGTGTTCCAACCTCGCTAAGAGGCTGGTATAAATAGGGGCAGATCAACCAACCAGTGATCTGCCTCAGGGCCCGGTAAGCCGACACCCCTTTGAAGCAACGTTGGTGAAGGCATGAGCCTCGGTGGTTAATCAGTCAAACCATCCCATCAACTAGGAGACATACGGTGGCAGCACCTGACGTAACACTGTCCCGGGCTGGCGTAATTAACAATGACGCTGGTACGTGGGCAAAGGACAACGCCCTGTTCCTCAAGGTATTCAGCGGTGAAGTCATCACCGCCTTTGATCGGTCCTGCATCTTCAAGGGCCTGGCACAAGAGCGCACTATCCAGAACGGCAAGTCCGCTCAGTTCCCTGTCACTGGTCGTTTCACCGGACGGTTCCACACCCCCGGCAAGATGATCGAGGGCCAGGGCAACATGGCTCAGAATGAAGTTGTCATCAAGATTGATGATCTGCTCATTGCCGATGCAGCTCTCTATGACCTGGATGAAGCGAAGAATCATTATGATATTCGCAGCATCTATAGTAAAGAATTGGGCAATGCTTTGGCCAGGGAGTTCGATAAACGCATTGCGCGTGTGTTGACTCTCGGCGCTCGCGTTGCAGCTGGCGACCTGACCGCCAACCTGCCCGCAGGCCTGAGCCCAGACGATCCCTTCCGCGTGGGCACTCGGGTTGACATCAACAAGGCTACGCCTACTCCTGATGACTACGTTGCTGCAGTGTTTGCTGCTGCTCGTGCTCTTGATGAGAAGGACGTACCTGCCGATGGTCGCGTCATTGTCTGCAGCCCTGAGGTGTATTACACGTTGATCCAATCTTCGAGAGCGGTCAACTTCGACTTCAACCAGCAAGGTACAAATGGTTCCTACTCCAAGGGCCAGATCGCACAGCTGGCTGGCTTCAGCATCTACAGCTCCAACCACATCAAGCAAGGCAATGTCACCGCTAAGGCTGGTGAGCAGGGCTTTACCTATGGTGGTGCCGACACTGTTCTGTCCTCTGTGGACATGAGCAAGACCAAGATGCTTGCATTCCAAAAGGGTGCAGTTGGTGTGCTGAAGCTGCGTGACCTGTCCATGCAGATGACCGGCAACGACTACAACGTGATGTATCAATCTACGTTGATGGTTGCCAAGTATGCATGTGGCTTCGGCTACCTGCGCCCTGAGGCAATCGTTGAAATCCACAACAGCCTCTGATTCGCCTAGCGCGTAACCCACTGGCAGACTGGGAGGCAGTAATGCCTCCCTTTTTCATGGCTCCCATTACTCTCTGCCTGAAGGGCAACAGCAAAACTCCCGCTGACATTGTGCCAATCCCCGAGTGGGAGCCGGCCACAGCCATTCGATCAGCCAAGGGACCACAGCCGATTGCCACTTTCAGCTCGATCAAAGCTGCTGCCGTGCAGGCACCGCCGGCTGCCGATGATTCCCCCGGCAGTGAGGTCACGTTGACCAATGGCCTGCCTGCCCTTGCAGGCGGTGGTGCTGCAGCAGGAGGACGCCCATGACAGAGCTAGATGCCATCAATACGTTGCTGGGCATCATTGGTGAATCACCAGTTGATCAGCTCAGCGACATAACCGTCAACGAGATCACGGACTCCACCCTGGCCAGGCGCACCCTGGTCGAGGTGAGCCGTGACGTACAGGCTGAAGGTTGGAACTGGAACACCGACTACAACGTGCCGGTGGTGAAGGACAGCCAGGACCAGTACCTGCTGGATTCACGGACACTGGCAGCGGTGTTCTCACCCAACCGCTACCCGGATGGGCAGTACGTCCAGCGTGGCAATCGTGTGTACAACAAGGCCAAGCGTACGTTTAAGTTTGGCGCTGGCAGTGATCAAGCATTGATCATTGATCAGGTGGTAACACAGCTGGACTGGGACGAGCTACCGCACCTGGCGCAGCAGTACATCGTGATCAGAGCTGGGCGGATCTTCAGTGACCGCTATCTCAACAGCAACGCGATCTACGTGTACACCGCACAAGATGAGGAGTACGCCCGCGCCATGTTGATTCGTGGCGAGGAACGTCAGATGCAGAACAACCTGCTCTGGGGGAATGACCGTGGCATGGGTCACGGAATTGGTTTCATCCCTGCTGAGGGAATGCGTTTCAGGAGCACTTGATGGCCCGCACCAAATCCAACCTGACCAAGACCCGGAACCCCCCTGCCTCATTAGTGCAGGGGAGTATCGACACGTTGACCCAAGGCGTTAGCCAGCAGCCGCCACACCTGCGGTCAGTGGGTCAGGGGGAGGTGCAGCTCAATGGGTGGAGTTCACCTGTTGACGGGCTATGCAAGAGGCGGCCTAGCCAGTACGTGGGGAAGATCGTGCCGGTACCGGTGACGGACTTTTACCTGGAGACAATGCCGGTAACGGATGGAGAACGGTACAGCGTTTTCCTGTACCCGAGCAACGGGAAGACGAGACTGCAGATCCTGCGGAATGGGGTGACGTGTGCGGTTGACGTGCATGGCGCAGGACTGAGTGCGGTAACGGCAAATGGAAGAACAGAGGTTGAGGGAACAGCGAATAGCTACATCCACGCAGCAAGTGGATTACTGGAAAGCTATGTGTTTATCAACAACGGTCCGTTTGGGACACTGTTGAACCGAACAAGGATTACAGCGCTCAGCGCTGATACCACGCCAGCAACAAAGAACGAAGCGCTGCTGTTTATTCGTGGTGTCAACTATGAGCTGACCTACACAGTGACGTTGAACGGCACGGCGTTGCCGGCCTTCACTACACCAAAAGCATCAGACGCCAGCAACACAATCAGCACTGACATTGTTGCGCAGGAACTGCTGACGCGCATCAATGCAGTTGCGGGTTTCACAGCGACAAGACTGGGCAGTGTTATCCACGTCAAGAAGACTGATGGCTCTGACTTCACGGTGAACCTGTCCGACGCACGGGCGGGTGCATTTGTGAGCAGCTTCAAGACGGTGACGCCAACGTTTAGCAACCTGCCAACGGTGGCACCGAACGGCTTCCTGTTGAGGATTGACGGTCAACCGGGCACCAGCCTGGACGACTACTGGGTCAAGTTTGTGACGCGGGATGGATCAGCAATGGGCGAGGGTGCATGGCAGGAAGCACCAGCGCCTGGCATTCAGTACAAGCTGGATGAGAACACGATGCCGCTGGTGGTGTACCGGAAGGCACCTGACGTGTTCTTCGTTGGACCTGCAGACGGGGCAACGCGCAGCCAGACGGTGAATGGAACGGTGCATAGCTTCACCTTCCCGAAGTGGGGGGAGAGGACAGCAGGTGATGCGGTGTCACTGCCAGCACCGAGCTTCATCGGGAAACCAATCAAGGATCACAACCTGTTCCGAGGCCGG